CCCCCCTTGGCGGTTGGGTTAAGGGCCACATCACCGAGACCTATCACGACTCAGTTTCTGTTGTCTTCACTCGAGGCGCACAGGAACGCAACATCCGTGTTTATGACCTACGCAACATTCAGCCATGTCTACCAAGCAACAAGAAGAACCAATCGACGTCTCAAGAGCCTCCGTTGTTCGGATGTTGAATTACGCCAAGCGTCATCACGACGAGGCTGTTGAACACAGCTATCCGCAGGTTTGGTGGGAGGGTTACATCCGTGCCTGTGAACAGATTCTCGACATGGAGCACGAGTAATGAGCTGGATGGTCCCCAGTCGCCTGCCGCAAGAAGGCCCTGAGCCGATCCTTGGCCCTGGCATTAGCCATCCCAAGCCCAGGGAGGCAACACGCATGTTCTTTCTCGAGGTGAAACGCCCGGGCTACAGGGCCATGCGTGTCACCAAGCCAGCGCCGACCCTGGCCAAGGCAATTAAATACTGCCAAAACATTTGGCCTGATTCCACTGTCACTCCCGTCAAATGAACTTGCTAGAGAACTGCCTTTCAATTCAAAGCGCTCTGGGTGAGTACGGCATTGACGACAAGCGCCGCATGAAGGAAGTGATCCGCGAAATCGCCAACATTATCCGTACTTGGGCGCCAGATCCAAGTCGTGCTCGCATCTGTCACTTGGCAATCAATGAGGTGGCTGATCGCATGATCCGCGAAATCACGGAAGCGCCATGAACAAAGACACCGCTATTACCCTGGCCGGCTGCGTCTTCAGTGCAGTGGCTATCGGCATTTTCTACATCGCCACCATTCACCCATGAAAGCTCTGATCGACACGGAGTATTACCTCTTCACTGCAGCATCTGCCTGCCAGTACGAGGCTGAGTGGGCCCCCGATGTGTGGACTTACTTCTGCCGGCATGACGATGCCAAGGAGGTCTTTCAAGAGCAGCTGGGCGCCTTTCGCGAGCTGCTACCAAATCACGAGCAGGTGCTGGTCTTTGGCAGCACCCTCTCCTTTCGTCACGGGGTGTGGCCTCAATACAAAAGCAACCGCAAGAAGTACCGCAAGCCAGCTGGCTACCGAAAGCTGATCGAATGGGTCCATCACTCGGGCCCCGCCCGTGGCTGGCGCACCGTCGAGCTACCTGACATTGAGGGCGACGACGTGCTTGGCGTGCTCTACAAACCCGGCGACGTGATCGTCAGCGTGGACAAGGACATGCTTACCCTGCCTGGGCTGCACCTGCGGGACGGTCAGATTCTAGAGGTGAACCGCCTGGAGGCTGATCGCAACTTCTACCAGCAGGTGTTGACCGGAGACGTCAGCGACAACTACCCCGGCTGCCCTGGCTATGGCCCGGTCACTGCAGAAAAAGCATTGGCTGGTTGCTCAACAGAGGTGGAGATGTGGGATGAAGTGTTGGCCGCCTACAAGAAGAAAGGCTTTGGTAAGCCCTATGCCGAAACGCAAGCCCGTTGTGCTCGCATCCTTCGGGCTGGTGAGTACGACTTGGAGGCCGGCACTCCCCTGTTGTGGAGGCCGCCGGTAGGCTGAGTTTGATCTGCACACCTGCAGTGCTTCAGCCAATCGTCACTGAAGAGTTGCTTGTCAAGTTGCGGGAAGTGTTTCCTGCAGCTGTCAGCCGTTCCTTGTCGCACCGCGATCTGGACGTTCTGATCGGTCAACAGGAAGTGATGGCCTACCTGGAGAAGCTGCTGGAGCAGCAGAAATCTGATCCGCTCAATTTGGAGGAGTTCTGATGTGCTTCGGTGGCGGCGGTGGTGGCGCCGTAATCACGATGCCTGACACCGGGGCCTACGACCGGATGGCCCAAGCGCAGTTTGATGCCATAAAGGCATCGCAAGACGGCGCGGTGAAGTTAAAGCAGATGGAGCTTGATCAAGCTCTTAGCAGTCAGCAGCAGATCCTCACCAATCTGCGTGACGTCAAGCTTCAACGAGCCAACGAAACCAGCGCCAATGCTGCTCGCATGGCAGCACTGCTTGGGGCACCGCCACCAGACAAGACAGCACAGGCACCTGTCTTGGGATCTGACCGCGCAGAAATGACAAGGCCTACTGGCAAACGCGGTCTGCGGATTGACCGGGCATTGGCTACCAGCCAAGGCGCCGGCACTGGCTTGAACATCACCACAGGAGTTTGATCATGTGCTTTGGATCTGCCCCCAATGTTCCTGAGATTAGATACCAGGGCCCCAGCCAAGGAGACATTGATCGCAACAACGCTGCGCTGCAGCAGTACCGCGATCAATCCATGGCGCAGCAAAAGCAATTTGCCACGCAGCTGCAGAAACAGATCGACGACGCCAACGCTGCTGCCGCGCAGAAGAAGGCTGAGTTGGAGTCTGAGATGGCAGCGGCCACGGCATCAGCTGCAGCTCAGCAGCAAGCGGCCTACGCCACCACTACCACTCAGACCGATCCAGTTGCTGCGCAAACCACGACAGCACCCAAGAAGAAAGACAAGATCAAGGGCACGCTAAAGATTGCGCCTGGGGCCACGGCCATGAGCGAGGGCTCTGGCATCAACATCGGGGTCTGAACCATGTGCTCAGGGGGAGGCAACAACCGGCACCACGAGGAAGAAGCCAAGCGTCGTCAGTGGGCTGCTGAACGCGCAGCCCAAGAGCAGCGTGAACGTGTGGCCGCACAAGAACGGGCCATGCAGGCCGCCGTCGCTGCCCAGCAAGCAGAGATGGCACGTCTTAACCAAGAGCAAATGGAAGCTCAGGCCAAGCAGCAGCAGCAAGTTGCCGGACTGCAGGCCCAAGAGCGGCAGCAAATGGCTCAAATACAGCAGATGAAGGACGCCACCAGCGCGGCCGGCACCTCGCTACGGATCTTGGCCACCCGACCAACTGACTCGGCGCCAACGGCAGCGCAAACCAAAGCCGTTAAGGCGAGTGGGGCACGCACCACTAGCACCACTTCAAGGCTTCGCATTGGTTCTTCCGGTCGCGGCTCTGGTGTTGGCGTAAATCTCGGAGGCTGAGATGAGTTGCACAAAGCGTTACCGCAGTCTTGAAGGCGACAGGAACTACTACCTCGAGCGGGCACGAGCAGCGGCTCGCCTGACCCTGCCGTACCTGGTGCCGCTCAACGACGAGTACACCCCAAACCAAACCGAAAGTTTCCCGCTGCCCTGGAACGGCATCGGTGCCCGTGGTGTTCACAACATCACCAGCCGCCTAAGCCTGGCACTGCTGCCACCCACGGAAACGTTCTTTCGCTTCACGATCGACGAGATCGAGATGGCCAAGAACGAGCAGCAGCTCATGGCTGCCGGGGCCACCCCTGAAGAACTGGGCAAGTCAAAGAGCGAGTTCGACCTGGCCCTGGCCCGGCTTGAGCGGGCGGTACTGCGCAGCATTGAAGCCAGCAACGACCGTGTTGCTGTCCACGAGATGCTGCTGCATCTGATCGTGGGCGGTAACGCTCTGATGTACGTCAGCGAGAAGGGGCTGCGCTGCTTCCACCTCAACCGCTACGTGCTCAGGCGCGACCCCATGGGCAACCCCTTGGAGGCGATTGTCTGCGAGGAACTGGCCAACGACAGCCTGCCTGAGAAGGTGCGTCAGCTGGTTGAGGAAGAAGACGGCGAGAGCGCAGGGATCATTGAGGCCGAAGACGACCACACCCCTGAATACGAGCGCACCGTCAAGCTCTACACCCACGTGGAGTGGGAAGGCGAAAAGGTCAGCTGGTATCAGGAGGTCAAGGACAAGGAGATTCCTGGCACCCGGGGCAAAGCCTCGATCTCGGAATCACCCTGGCTGGCCCTGCGGATGTACCGCATTGATGGCCATGACTATTCGCCTGGTTATGTCGAGGCGGCCTGCATGGCTGACCTGCAAACAGCCGAGGCCCTGAGCCAGGCCATTGCAGAGGGCTCGCTGGTGTCGGCCCAAGTCAAACACTTGGTCAAGCCCAGCGGTGTCGCCAATCCCAAGAAGCTGGCCGAGGCGCCCAATGGCGCTTACCTGCCCGGCAACCCTGATGACGTCACCACCATCACGGTGGGCAAGGCGCAGGATTTGAGCGTGGCCATGCAGGGCCTGGCCCGGATCGAGGCACGCCTGGCGCAAGCCTTCATGCTGGCCGACATGCGTGATGCCGAGCGCGTTACTGCAGAGGAAGTGCGGCTGCAAGCGCTGCAGCTTGAAAACTCCCTTGGTTCGATTTACGCGATCTTGACCACTGAGTTCCAGCAGCCCTATGTGGCGCGGAAGCTGGCGCTGCTGGTGCGTAAGGGCAAGTTGCCCAAGCTGCCGGAGGAGCTGGTCAAACCTGTTGTGAGCGTTGGCTTGTCAGCTGTTGGCCGCGGCAACGACCTCGAGAAGACCGCTCGCTTTATGCAGATCCTGCAACAGTCGATCGGGCCTGAAGGGATTACGACTTACGTGATGCCATCGGAGCTGATCCGCCGGCTGGCTGCCTCGATGGGCATGGACATCATTGGCCTGGTCAAGACCGATGAGCAGCTGGCCGCAGAGCAGCAAGCCCAGCAGCAGATGGCCATGGCGCAGCAAATGATGGCCAGCGGCATGGCTGATCCACAGAAGCTCGCTAACGCCGCGGCCACCGCCCAGCAGATGGCAGCACCGCCACCTGCCGAACAACCACCAACTGAACAACCAGCATGACCACCACCCCTGAAACCCGAGAGGAGCTGCAGTCCATGGTTGGCCCCGGCCAACAGGACGTGTTCGACCAGTTCCTCGAGGAAATCGAGCAGCAGCAGGCAGACATTGATGCAGCTGAACAGCAACAGGACGAAGAAGAGAAACTGCTAGCCGGCAAGTTCAAGTCCACCGAAGACTTGGAGAAGGCCTATCTCGAAGCCCAGAAGCTGATCAGTCAGCGCGGGCAGAAGACGGCTGAGCCTGAAACCCCTGCACCATTGAGCCGTGAGCAGGCCGCTGAGCATTACGGCGAGTTCATTGCCAGTGCTGCTGATGAAGAGGGCATCGACCTTGGCGCCTGGGATGCAGCCGTCCGCCGGGGCCAAGACACCAAGGCGCTGCGGGACAAGTTGGCCGCCAAGACCGGCATCCCGGTGCAGCTGATTGAGCAGTACGAGCAGTCCTACCGCCCGCAACCTGCTGCATCAGAGCCAGCCGATAGCGGCTTGACCGAGGCTGACGTGACGGAGCTCAAGGCCCTAGTCGGTGGCGACCAAGAGTTTCAGCGGCTAAGCCAGTGGGCTGCAGCCAACATGAGAGCCGACGAGCTGGCGGACTACAACGCAGCGGTGGACAGCGGCAACAAGGCTGCTGTGCGCCTGGCGCTGCGGGCCATGCAAGTGCGTGCTGCAGCTGGCCAGGACTCTGGTGAACCTGAGTTGCTGGGCGGCGGGAAGCCAACCAAGGCAGAGGTGTTTGAGAGCCAGCAGCAGGCGATTGAAGCCATGCGCAAAACCAACAGCAAAGGCCAACGGCTTTACAACGTCGATCCCAAATACAAGGCTTGGTACGAAAAAACCCTTGCACGATCCACTTTTGCGTAACAATGGGCGCATGAGTTGATCTGCACTGGTGGAGCAGATTGGGCCTCCCGAGGGAGACACCCCATCCCTGTAAAGCAATAGGCGGAGGCTCGCAACCCAATTAAGGCCAATGGCCAACGCAAACCTCGACCGTCTCGGTCAAATCCAGGGCGCAGGTGATACCTCCGCTCTGTTCCTGAAGCTCGGCATGACCGAGCTGCTTGACGCCTTTGATCGCGCTTGCGTGTTTAAGGGCAAGATCAAGGAGCGCAACATCAAAGGCGGCAAATCTGCAGCCTTCCAAATCTCAGGCAAGGCCGAAGCGGCCTATCACACTCCGGGGACACCAATCCTCGGCGCCACAAACTCTCCTGGTGACCACAACGAGCGCATCATCAACCTTGATGGTCTGCTGATCGCCGATGAGGTGATCTATGACCTTGACGAGCTGATGAATTATGTGGACATCCGCCAGGATGTGACGCACCAGTTGGGTGCGGCTCTTGCACGCGAATGGGACAAGCGCTGTGCGCGTGTCTTGTACGCGGCTGCCAAGACCAGCACTGAGCCCCTAGCCAAAGCCGGCAACGCCGGTCGCATTGGTCAGAGCCAGACCCTCTCTGCTGGTTACGCCGCTGCTTCTGCTAACGCCAAGGGCGATGAGCTGGTCGCAAAGATCAGCGCCATCAAGGTGGCCATGCAGAAGAAGGACGTACCCACTGAGGATCTGCTCTGTGTGGTTGGCCCTGACGAGTACGACTTCCTGCTGGATTCCACTCGCGCCATCAACGCGGACTTCAACGGTGCCAGCGGTGAAAACGGTTCCTTTGCGCAAGGCCGAGTGTTGCGCGTGAAAGGTGTCCCCGTGATCATGTCGAACCACATCACTCAGGCTGCCTACACCAACAGCGCCAACGACAAGAACGCTGCCTACCAGCAGGATCTGTCGAAGAACAAGGCTATCGTGTTCCACCGCGATGCCATTGGTGTGCTGACTCTGCGCAGCCCCGGCCTGCAGATCACCCCTCAAGGCGGTGACTTCAACATCATGTACCAAGCCACTCTGATGGTTGCCCGCATGGCAATCGGCATGAGCGTGCTGCGTGCTGAGTGTGCAGGCGTGATTGAGCTGCCCTAACTTTTGTTAGGTGAGTGTCTCGAGCCCCCTGCCACGCCGTCAGGGGGCTTTTTTGTGCCCACCGATAGCATGTGTCCAACACCCATGCAGAGTATCGGATGGGCCTTGCCAATCAGGCCTTGACGCCAGGCCGGACAACGCTGCTGGAGGCGGTCAACATTTGTCTGCAGAACATCGGCGAGCAGCCGGTGAACAGCCTTGAAAGCCAACAGGTGGTGGAAGCCACTATGGCTGAGCGCACCATCCTTGAGTTCCACAAGGAAGGGCAGACCAGGGGATGGAGCTGGAACACAGAGCTGGCTTACGAGTTTGCCAAGAACAACGCAACTAACCAGATCACAGTTCCAGCCAACATCGTTACCTGGGCCACGGATGCTTACGAATGGGCAGGGCGGTTCCAACTGCGGGGCCAAAAGGTCTACGACAAGGAGGAGCACACCTACACCCTGGGTGCTGAGATCACCAGCCTGAAGGCTGATGTGGTCTGGCTGCTGCCATGGGACGAGTGCCCTGAAGCGTTTAACCGTTGGATTACGATCCGCTCGGCACGAGTCTTTAGCGATCGGGTGCTAAGCAGCGACTCGATTTTCAAGTACACCGCTGTTGATGAGCAGGCTGCGCTGGTGGAGCTGCAGCGCGTTGAGCTCGAGCAGACACAAGCCAACAGCCTGACCGGCGGCCCTGGTCTACGGCCGTTCCCCACCTACTCCCCTGGCCTTGGCTTGCTGGGTCGGAACCGGGGGTATCTGCGTGGCTAATCTCGTCAGTTACACCATCCCCAACCTGATCCAGGGGATCTCGCAGCAGCCTGATGCGCAGCGAGATCCATCACAGGCGGAGTTGCAAATCAATGCTGTGAGCTCCTTGGCCGAGGGGCTAAGGAAGCGCGAGGGCACGCAGTCCATCGCCAAGGTGAGCAACACCAGCTTTGGCGACGTCTATTTCCACAGCATCCTGCGCGATTCATCCGAGCAGTACCTGGTGGTGATCAGCAGCACGGCAATCCGTGTGTTTGATCTGGCTGGCAGTGAGAAAACCGTTACTGCCGCGGCCGGCGCCTACACCTATCTGTCGTCGGTTGTCAGCGCCAAAAGCGACATACGAGCGGCCTCGATCGCTGATTACACCTTTATCAGCAACACCAAAATAGCGCCAGCCATGGATCCGGCAGTGGCCCCGGCAGTGGCCCGGCCTGCCACCCATGAAGCCTTGTTGTGGGTAAAGGCGGCCAACTACGGACAGAAATACGTGGTCAACGTCAACGGCCAGCAGGTGACGGTGACCACTGCTGTAGCGCCGGTGATTGTCAGCGGTGTCAACACCACTGAGAACCGGATCAGCACGGCTGAGATCACCAGCCAGATCAGAGGCGCATTGTTGGGTGGGCCCGTTACGGCTCTGACGGTGGTGGGTTCTGCCACTACCCTCAACGCCACGACTGCTGTTGTGGCGACCACCACTGATGAAGGCGGCAGCGGCCTGACGGTGACTGTCACCGGCAACGGAACGGTGGTGACTGCTGTTGCAATCAGCGTTGCGGGCGGCTCCTACCGAGCTGGGGACAAGATTTTCGTGGCCCGCAACCTGCTGCAGGGCGGAACGGACACCACCCCTGTACAGGTGGCAACCGTCAGCACGGCCACTGCTGGCCCGCTCACCGGCGTGACCATTGATCGCAGCGGATCGGTGCTGCACCTCAAGAGCAGCAGCGCCATTACGGTCTCTGCCACTGATGCTCGAGCCAACGCCGACATCACGGCAATTACTAATTCAGTTCAGGCCTTCACTGAGCTGCCAACCATTGCGCCGGTGGGCTACCAGATCGAGATTGTCGGCGACCCGGGTAACAAGTTTGATGGCTTCTATGTCAAGTTTGTTCCCCGCACTGGGACGTTTGGCGAGGGCAGCTGGCAGGAGACGGTGAGCCCTGGAGTTGAGTACAAAATCAACCCAGCGACCATGCCGCATCTGTTGGTGCGGCTGCCGAACGGCACTTTCTTCTTTGGCCCGGCCAACGGCAGCACTCAGAACGGCACGGTTCTACCGAGTTGGGGGCAACGCGGCGCGGGCGATTACGACACTGCCCCAGACCCCAGCTTTATTGGTAACCCCATTCAAGACGTCTTTATTTACAAGAACCGGCTTGGTTTCTTGGCTGATGAAAATGTCATCCTGAGCCGGGCGCGGGACTTCTTTGAGTTTTTCCCGGAGACGGTCACGGCTGTACTGGACAGCGACCCGATTGACCTGACGGGCAGCAACAACCGGGTGTCGGTGTTGCGTTACGCCATCCCGTACCAGGACGAGCTGATCATCTTCTCGGATCAGATCCAGTTCCGTTTCAATGCAGCTGAAACCGTGCTGACGCCAGCAACGGCTCAGATTACGGTGCTGACCCAATATGAGATCGACCCCAACTGCCGGCCAATCCCGGTGCAGGGGACAATCATCTTCTGCCAGGCCAACGGGCAGTGGAGCACGTTCCGAGAGTTCAGCGTCCGTGGTGCCGGCACTGCCCTTGTGGCTGATGCCTCTGACCTGACGGGCTACGTGAACAGCTACGTGCCGTCTGAAGTTTTCAAGCTGACGGCCAACGACACCGGCAACTGCTGGTTTGCGCTGTCAGGCAAGACCGGCTACCAGAAGCGCCTGTACGCCTACAAATACTTTTACCGAAACAGCGGTGGTGGGGCTGAGCGGGCGCAGAGCAGCTGGAGCCACTGGCAGCTCAGCGGGGCCGACAAGATCCTCAATGCGCTGTGCGTGCAGGAGACCGTCTACCTGCTGGTGGAGTACGGCACTGAGGTTTGGCTGGAAAAGATTTCGGCCGCAGACCGCACAGCTGACGTGCTGCCCAACCCGTACCAGCTGCTGCTGGATCGGCGGGTCACGACCACCACGGCAACACCAGCAGCGATCCGGGTGGCGGCTGGCAGCTACAACGCCACCACCAACATCACTACCTGGACGCTGCCGTACACGGTCAAGGCCAAAACCCAGGCCTGGAGCGACTTTGCCAGCACCACTAATGGTGGCGTGCTGCTGGGCGAGGCCAACAGCGGCACGACGATCACAGCCCGGGGTAACTGGTCAACAGAGCCGATTGTCTTTGGCGAAGTCTTTGAGTTCCTGTATCGCTTTACGCGGTTCAAGCTCTACAAGGAAGTGGGTGGCGGCAAGGCGGCTGCCAACAGCGAGCGCACCCAGGTTCGTCATGCCAAGCTCCGCTATCACGACACCCATTACTTCGAGGCTCGGGTTACGGCCGAGCGGCGCGATCCGGTTGTCTACACGTTTGATGGGACGGTGCTGGCTGCCCGGGCATCGCAGATCGGCAATGCCTTAAACAACAGCCCTGATCTGGCAACCCCTCGTTATTTCGAGGGGGTGTTCCAAATCCCAATCGCTAGCCGCGGCGAGAACTGCATCGTCGAGCTGCGCAATAGCACCGCCAACCCCTGCAAGTTCAGCACTTGCGAATGGGTTGGCCTGGTTACCAGCCAAGCAAGGAGCCTCCAATGAATTGGTCTGATCCCACGCCTGCACGTGTGCAAAACATTGCGAAGATGGTTCGGTATCAAGACCAGCTAGAGGTGTTTTATAGCCACGGTTTGACAGGGGAAGACGCGGTTTATCAGAGCTGGCAAAACAGTCAGATTTGCCGTTGCATAGATGGAGATGACGGGCAAGCCGTGGGTATCTGTGGCGTTACTGGATCTTTGATCTGGTTGCTTGGCACGGATGACCTGCTGGCTAGCAAAAGTCATCGCCAGCAATTCCTGCGCGGTGGCCGCAAGTGGGTTGATGGCTTGATGCAGACCCACAAATACCTAGAGAACTGGGCGCTGTGGTCTAACCAGGCATCGCTGCGGTGGCTGAAGCATTTGGGGTTCACGATTGACACCCCTGCCCCGATGGGCCGCAGCGCTCAGCTGTTTGCGCACTTCTGGAGGGCCGCCTGATGCCACTCCCTTTGCTGCCGATTGCGCTTGGCGCCGCTCAAGCTGGTCTGGGCATCGCCCAGGCCGGCTTTGGCTATCAGGCCCAGCAACAGGACTACGCCAACCAGACGGCGTTCCAGGACGCCAACAATCAATTCGCCCAATGGCAGGCGGGCTTCAACGCTCGCACCCAAGACACCAACGCTCAGTACAGGTATTGGGCTGAGACGGTCAACTACAACCAGCAGTTGGCTTACACCAACTCGCTGCGGAACCTCGAGCTGATGCGCTCGATTCGCCAGGCAGAGGTGGTGGGTGATACCCGGGCAGCCACTGGCGCTGCTTTTGTGCGGGACAGCGAGGCCACGACCCAGGCGTACCAGGAGGCCTCGATGCAAGAGGCTGTGGCGCTGCAGCAATACCAATGGCGGGCGTTGCAAGGCCGGGCGTCGGTGCAGGCCATGACCCAAGAAGGTCGCAGTGTTGATCGCTTAGTCAACGATTACGCCCGCCAGGCAGGTGACTACCAAACGCTGCAGGAGATTAACCAGCGCACTCGCAGCCGCCAGTACACCCGCGAGCAAGCCGGGCAGGTTGCCCAGTACCTGAGCCGCTGGAACAGCCAGCAGTTCTACGAAGAGCAGCCATACATCGACCCTGTGGCACCGTTCGCGCCGCTGCCAACGCTGATTACTCCGCCGCCACCAACAATGCGTGGCGGGGCGCCGAGCGGTGCAGCCGCGGCATTGAACATCGGTAGCGCAGTGCTGGGCGGCATCAGCACAGGAATGAGCTTTGCCGGTCAACTTAAGGCGTTAAAGACCCCATCAAGCGCAACTGGTCCGGGAACTGTTTCGCTTAATCGCTTTAACCAAGCAGCCGCTTACTACAGCAGTTAATCCATGGCAGACCGTCTTCTTCCCTTTGGTCAGATCACGCCGGTAGCGCGGCCCATCGGTGCGTTTGTCCAGGCTGCCGACAAGAACATTGCCGGGCCTGCCAAGCCAGCAATGCTTGGCACCCCGGATGGGGTCAGCACCCTGCAGATGGGCAGTGGCGGCAGCGTTCAGGGGTACAACCAGTACCAGCAGCTGGCGACGGCCCTCAGCCCGTTCGCCGAAACGTTGGTGCAGGCAGGCTCCCAGGGCTACCTCTCCTACGCCAAGGGCAAGATTGAGCAGGGCTATTACGACCAGCTCACCCAGCTCAGAAATCAACAGGCCAAGGCCACGCTGAGCTTGCAAGTGCAGCAGGAGCAAGGCGCTGCCAACGCTGCTGCGCAGATCAACCAGCTGCAGAAAGTTGATCCAGTGGCTTCACAACTGCTGCAGGACTCCAACCCCTGGAGCCTGGTGGGCCGGCGCCGTGCCATGGCTCAAATGGCTGCCGCAGAGGTCGATGACGCTCTGCTTAATGACCTGGCAATCAACGCTGGCGTTCGAGCTGGCCTGGCGCCTGGCAGTGGTGAGCTGGTCAAGCAGAAGGCCGCCATCACCAACAAGGTCATGGCCTCCTATGGCCTGTCGGGCGATGAGCTTGAGAGCCAGTTCTACGTCGTGCCTGCCATCAACAAGGCATGGGAGACGTACACCGAGCAGCACCGCAAGCTGTGGAACGAAGAAACAGCTCGCACCACCACTGAAGCCACGGGTGGCGCAATCAACGGAGCGCTGGCTCAGATCCTCAAAACAGGCGTGTCGATGGCTGATGGTTCAGTCATCACCCGTAGCGATCCACGCTTTAACGCCTTAGCCGGTTTGGTGCTGACCACTCAGATCGACCAAGGCCTGCGGCTGCTGGCTGGCGACAAGAAGAAAGAAGCAATGCAAACGGTCTACGGGAACCTTGCATTGCTTAGCCGCAACCCTGCGGTGGAGAGCATTGTCCGCGAGATCCGTGTCGGCAATCCCAATGACCCACTGGACAAGCGGCCGCGGTTCATTGATGCCAACCCGGTGCAGCTGCTGGAGATGCAGAACAAGGGTCTGCAACTGACGACGCAGAAGTTTGAGCTGCAGCAAAAGGACAAGGGCCAGCAGATGGATGCCTTCTATTACGGCAAAGATGGCCCTGGTTACCCGGGTGTTGTTGTCGATTCTGAGGACTATCAACAGCGGATGGTTAGGGCTAAGAATTACGGTCTGAGCATTGGCTATCTTGACGTTGATAATTACCTAGGGGACAAGGCAACGCAGTCGCAAGGCTATGCCAGAGCTGCGTTCAGCATGACTGCTGAAGAACGTGCAGCTGCTGAGAACTGGGTAGACAACCTTTCGCCTGATGCCCTTTCGCCAAAGAACATCGGCCGTGTTCTTGCGCAGGCTGATGCCTATGCCATGCGCGAAGGAACGGGTGAGGCTCGTGATCAGCTGCGCCAAAAGCTGCACACGCGCATCAGAGAAAGAGAAAAGTTGTTTAACGACATGCCCGAAGGCCTGTTCGGGCAGATTAAGACCGAGATCAAGCAGGACATGGGGCTTGGCCCAATCAAGTCTCTAGATCCCAAAGGCGAGGCCATGTCGTTGCTGATGCAGCCAGGCATGACTGTCGGCGGCGCCATGAGCGCAGCGCCCAACAAGCTGGCGGCCTTTGCCATTGATCTGGAAAACCTCTACGTCCGCCAGGTGATGGCGGGCATGAACGCATGGCGCAAGGACAACCCTGGCGTGGGCCGAATCCCCCCGTCAGCTCAAAACGTCATTGTGAGCCAAGCGGTTGCCACAGCACGCAAGTCTCCTGAGTACGCCCGGATCTACAGCCAGGCAACGGGGATGAACCCTGGCGAGGTGGGTCAAGGCACCGTTGGCACTGGCCCCAAGCAAGGCAGCAAACCTGGTCCTGACGTCCGCGGCGTTGACCGCAGCAAGGCCGGCAGCATCCCTGACTCGACCATCAAGGCCTACCAAGCACGGCCGGTGATGAGCAAGCCGTGGCTGCACTCAGAGCTGCAGAACCTCAACAACGGCAAGCCTGTCAGCCCTGAGCTCTACAACCTGGCCCGTCGCGCCAACACATCCACGACCCGTTATCTGCTCGAGCAGATGACTCGGTTCTATCCCGACATGGATCAGGACGGGACTGTTACCAAATACCTGCAGCAGCAGCTGATCAGAGAGCGGCAGGGCAAGACCGTTTCGAGCGCCAACTACAGCAGCTTGGGGCTGGGCATGGTGCCGACTGGATACAACAGCTTCTCGCCAGGCAGCTGGCTGATGCAGATGATCATGCCGCCAGCTGCAGCTGCCACGTTGCCGCCTGAGTACAGCGGTGGTGGCGGCCAGTCGTATGTGGCCACGAGGTCTACAGGCAGGGGCAATGGCGGCCCTGGTTGGGACAAGGTTGTCGCCATGGCTCGCGCCAATGGAGCCAAGTTCCCAGAGCTGGTGGCAGCGCAGTGGGCACTGGAGTCGGACTGGGGACGATCCACGAGCGGGCGCAACAACTACTTCGGCCAGAAAGGTTCAGGCACACGCCGCAACACGTGGGAGGTGGTCAATGGCCAACGGGTCAACACCACAGCCAGCTTCATGGACTTTGCAAGTCCAAATGAGAGCGTCGCCTACCTGGTGAACAAGTGGTATCAGGGCAGCAACGGGGCGAACAAGGCCAAGACCGTTGAAGAAGCAGCGCGAATCCTGAAGCGGCAGGGATACGCCACTGATCCCAACTACGTGAACAAGTTGCTGCAAATCATCCGTAGCAACAGGAGGCCCTGATCCATGCCCAAGTTCAATCTGGCCCCTCTGTCTGATGACCTGAATCCGGTGTGGCCGCCGGCATCACCGCCCAAGGCAACGCGGGCGCAGATGAATCAATCGCTGGAAAACCGGCTGGGTCCGCTCAAGCCGCTGGGCCAGCTGATGAACACCCTGGCGTCGCCTGACACCAAGGCAGGCATCGTCACGGGGCCAATCAATGCGGTCAGCAAGTTGACCAATGCCTTAGGCGATCTGATCCAGCGCAAGCCGATCGACACCAAGGACGCCTTCCAGATCACCCCTGCGCAAACCCGTGCCGTCAACCCATTCCGTATGGGTTACGGCAGCGAGGTCACCCCTGCTGATGAAGCGGGCCTGCAGGTGGGTGGAGTGATTGGCGCCGAAATGCTGGGTGCCGTCACAGGCACGGCCATTGTCAACCGTATCAAGCAAACAGGTACTGCCATCCGTGCAGCGCAAGCGCTGAAGGCGACCCCGGCAGTGCGGCGTCTTGCCGTTGCTCAGTCGGTCAACCCTGCACTGCGCACCGGCCTTGGGTTGGCCAAGAACGCTGGCGAGGCGGTCACGGCCACTGCACTGGCAGCGCCGTTCATTGATCAAGACCAGGGCAACGCCGCGGATGCAATCAAGCAGCTGACCGGCATCCAGCTGCCTGGCACCACCGACGAGAACGACAACTACCTGGAAAAGCTGGGCAAGGGCCTGCTGGTGGAGGGCGTGGCTCTGCCTCTGTCGGTGATTGGCTTGGGCTCCTTGGCCGGGCCCACCCGCCGCCTGATGGCTGGCAATGGCATCCAGGCCTTAGACGAGCTGGCTGAAACCGAGCTGGCGCCGTACATGCCCAAGGCAATGGCGGGCCCTGCTTTGCCCCCGGCTGCCGAACAAGGGCAGCTGCCCCCATGGCAGGGCGGTGGAGCCTTGGTGCCTGCAGAACCTGCAGGGCAACTGGTGCCGCATGGCTCAGCCATTGAGCGCCAGCTGGACGAGTCCACGATGATCCGGCAAGTCAGCCAGCAACGTGACTGGCTGCAGCAGCAGGGCCTGGTTGAGCAGGGCGAGCTGGGTCAGCTCGAGCTGAACGTGGGCCAAGCCGTTGATCCTGAGATCCGGCTGCAGATCCGCCAGCTGCAAACCCAGCGCGGCCAGCTGGTAAAGGCCATGCAGGACACGCCTGATCAGCTGGATCAGATCGAGGCCCAGCTGGTTGAGGTCGATAAACAGATTGCTGATCTCAACCTGACCAGCACCACTGATGAGTTCCTGGCCCCACGCTCAGGGGTGCAGGGGGAGTTTGACCTGGCGGACCCCCGGCCAGAGATCGACACCTACCTGGCTTACCTAGACGAGCTGGACGACCAGCAGCTGCGGCAGGTTCACAGCCGCGTTTATCGACAGGCAGGGCAAGAGCGCAACGCACAAGAGCTCGGTCAAGCTCAGGTTCAGATCCAAACCATCAACGACCGTATTGCCGAGATTCAGTCCCGTGCTGATGGCGGCAACCTCACCCCGACCGGGGCCAAGCGACTGCTAAGTCGAGCGCAGAAAGAGCTGGATGCAGCTCAGCTAAAAGTCACCTCCCTGCAAGCGCGGTCACGTGTGCCTGAAACCTTGGTAGGCGATCAGCTGGAGATGGCCCTGCCGCAACAGCTGGGGCTGAACCTGGCTGATGAAATCCAGCTGCCTCCGTTCCGTGATCTGGCTGCCACCGCCAGTGAGTACGGCTACCGGACGCCTGATGACTACCGCAATGCCCTGCAGGGCTGGAACCGTGACCAGCTGCGCCGGCTGGCAATGCCGGACTCAAGCCCAGAGGTGGCCGCCCTAGTCAAAGCCCGCACGGGCCGCCGGGTGTGGAACGCCAAAAAGCAGGACATTGTTGATGCCCTAGTGGAGATCAGCCAGCGCCGCGGGCGTTACCTGCCGCCTGAGCCGCCAACGCTTGAGCAAGGTGCCCTGCAGTTGACCACCAACCCAGCTGGTGGCGACGCCCCGCTGCTGGATGTGCCGGCAAACCTGGATGTGCCTGGCATCAGCCGGACCCTTGATGCCGATGGCAATGAGGTGATCGTGCCGATGGTGAACTACCAGGCACGCGGCATTGACGCTGAGACCCGCACCCGGCTCAAGCGGGAAATCCTGCAGCGAGCCATTGATAACGGCGAGGTGCAAGCGCCGGTGTCACCACTGCCCAAGCGGCCTGAGGGCCCTGAGTTCTTCCAGCAAGGACAGTTCATTGACGATCTGCTGGCTGATGAAAGCGGCCAGCTGCCGATGCAGTTTCTGAATGACCAGCTGCCGATCTACAAGGCTGGCGGCAAGAACGCTGACGCACTCATTGACGAGATGCGCCTGCGGTACGAGTTTCAGGTGATGGCCCCTGAAGCGCAGCGTGTGCAGCGTCAGGCATGGCTGGCCGATCGCGACTGGGACACTATGACTTGGGAAGAGAAGAAGAGGCTGGGCATCCTCGGAGAGGGTTTTTACGCCCTGCAACGCACTGAGTTTGCTGGTGCTGTTGATCGTGTCCGTGATGCAACGCCGCAATTCAACCCTGAGCTAACGCCAACGCCACCACGCAAGGCCAACACTTACGAGTGGACGCCTGAAGGCACGGCAATGAAAGAGCCCGCCAAAGCGCCTGAAACACCCATTCAAGCCCCGGCAAGCAAGCGTCAGGCAACAGCTGAAGCAGCATCCGCGCGGGCCAAAGCAAGGCAGCTGAAAGTGCAGCAGCAGAGGGCTGCGATGCAAGGCAAAGAGCTGGACAATGAGATTGCAAAACTTGAGCGCAAGATTGCGGAGGGCAGCTGCAATGGCTGATTGCTTTGATTTAGAGAAGCAGCTGCAAACTCTCCGCGAGCAGAAGGCCGCCAATGAAGCGGTGCAGCGTCGGCTGGTTGGTGAACTGAATCAAGCAGTTGCCAATCAGCCCGAGCCAAAGCCAGTTCGCTTCAGGATGCTTTCAGGCGACAAGCTCGAGATCAACCCCCAGAGGTTCTGGAATCAGGTTGAACGCGATGCGTTGGCCATGGATGAGGAGGCGATTGGCCAAGCCGTCCGCGCTGGATTTGAGAAGCAAGCCAGGCCGATTGGTAGCAAAGGCCTGAACATCAACTACGCCCAGCTGCCCTTTGGCGAAGAGAACCTAGGCAAGCTGCTCGAGGTGTTGGCGCTTAAGCGCAATGCCAGCGAGAAGGGCGTTGAGCTGAGGCGGCCTTACACCGCAGGTGTTGCCGACGCTCAGTTCCGCCTGGTGGCCATGGCCTATGGCGCAGAGCCTGGGGCACTATTTGACGCCATGAAACGCAAGCTGGCGGGCATTGATGAGCTGCCGGTCAACGCTTACATCGTCAACCGCGTGAAGATGGATGCGGTCCGCTCCTACGCGGATGCGCTGGATGAGGCTTCTGAGCTGATGAAGCTCGGCGTTTTGGACGATGCGGCCAAGACCAGCCTGGCCAACATCGCTCAATGGGCTCATGCGTTTGAGCAGTTTGACAACCAGGTGTCACGCAAGATCGGTCAAGCGCTACGCACCCGGCAGTTTGGCGACTGGGCGAACGAAAACATTTTCATGAAGTTCGACAAGGACGTCAGCCTTCTCACGCTTGATGAAATCAAAGCTGGCAGTTTGCTGGCCCAGGTAGAAGACGCGATTGCATCGGGCGACCCCCTTAAGCTAAAGCGCCTGGCCACAGCCAAGCGGCTTGATGAGCTGGCCGGGCGTTCACTCAACGAGCCCAACTTCATGACCCAGGTGCGGGTCTTGAACACCTATCGCAAAGACAACCTGTTTAGTGGTCAAGCTACTTGGCTGGTGCGCAACCCAGCGTCGATCCTGGTCAGCGCCAACTACGGCCTAGAGGACATTGCAGAAGGCGCTCTGAAGTTCGGCATCAAGGCTGAGCTGGGCGCCATGGGCCATGCCTTCCGCTCGGTGCAGCAGGGCATGAGCACAGCTTGGTTAAACGCCTGGGACAACTTTGCCTATGGCAAGAAGACCTTTGACGTGAACAACTACGCCGAGCTGTCGGACGACATTCTTGAGCAGACCAAGAACACGGTGAACCGAGATCTCAATGATGCTTGGGAACTATTTACCAGCCCGAGCTACCACTTCAAAACGGCGGGAACTGGGACGGTAGTGACGTTCATGAACCTGATGAACTTGGGCTTCCGCAAGCTGCTGGGGGCGGGGGTTGAGCAGTTGACCGGCACCAGCGCTGGCTACACCCCGTCATTCCGCCTGCTGAACGGTGGCGATGAGGTGATCAGGAAGATGAGCTTTGACTGGAAGGTCAACCATGAGGCCTGGCTGCGAGCTGCCAAAGAAGCCGAGGGTGTCGTGGAGCAAGGCGGCCAGCGGGCAGATCGCAACTGGATTCGTCAGCGGGCTGATCAGCTGGCCGAGAAGGCTGTCTTCAGTGGCCTAATGACCGATGACGAGTTGGCCAAGCTGCGCCTACGAGAGCTTGGTGCCACCGCCGGCGACATGGACAACGAGGAGCTGCGGCTCCTGATGTTCAACAACCTGCACGGCACACCCAATGCAGCCGATGAGCTGGGCAAATTGGGTGTTGAGCGGGGCAACCAGGTCACCTTTACTCAGGCCCTGGACGACCGTTTTACCCAAGGCGTGCAGTTGATGCGCAGCAACCCGTTGGTCGGGTGGGTCATGCCTGTGTGGCGAGTGCCGGCCAACGGCATGAAGTGGATGTTTGGCCACGACATGTACGTCCAAATCCCCAAGCAGCTTTATCTCGAGCTCAAAAACGCCTTGGGTGATGGCGGCTATGCGCGGCCTGGCAGCGACTCCTTTGGCAAGTTTTGGGAAGCCGGTGCCGTTGACTCGGATCTTCTGGCCAAAAGCAGGGCCTCGTTCCTATCGTCTTTAGCCCTGGCCAGCACCACACAGTTGCTGTGGGAGGCGGGCATCTTCAGCGACGGCGGGCCAACAAAAGAGGAGGACAGGGATCGTTTGGGCCCCACCTTTAGGCCGTACTCTTTCTCGCTGACCTATGGCGCCAATGAAGCCGTTAGCAAAATGTCTGGTGGATCAATCGATTTAATTGATCTGATGGGTCTGCAGGCAGACCTGCTGCGTGCACGACACGAAGGCCGAGTGGACAACAACAGCTTCACTACACACATGGGGGGCATTGTTCATGCTTACGCTCGCATGGTTATGAACAAGGCATCTTTGACAGGTATTTCCTCCATAATCAATGCTGTAGTAAGGGCTGGCCGCGGCGGTGACGTGGACTGGGCTGGTGAGCTGGGCAAGCAGATGAACGGCATCCTGCCGCTTTCTGGCCTATTTACCTCCGCGTCCAGGGGCTTCAACGATCCCAATGAAATGGTTGCCAAGCGGCGTGAGCTCACCCCAGCCGAATACCAAGCACTAAAGCAAGACCCCAACTGGGAAATCTTTAGCAACATTGCCAGCCGGATCTTCAAGGACTACCCGATCCTTGGTCAGCTGGTGCCTCCTCAGCGGGAAGACAGAGATTGGCTGGGCGATCGGATCGAGCGGCCGCTGGGCCTGTCAGTGGACGAAACCATTCCCTTCATGCCGGTAATTGTGCCCAAGAGCCCGCTGCGAGATTGGTTGGCTCAGCACGGCCTGGGCATGAAACCTCGCCCCGAGGGCCGCGTTTCAGAAGGCCTGCCGGTGCCGACCAACATGACCAAGCCGCAAGAGGCCACCTACAGGGAGGCAATGCGCACCATTCCTGGAGCGATCCCTGCAGCAGCTGTGCTCGGTGCTGGCAATGCCACGATTAACGTGGGCACTGCGGTGTTCTCTGTTGACAGCTACGTGCAGGGACGGACGCTTAAGCAAGCGCTGGACAAGCTGCGTCAGGATCCTGAATACAACCTAGAGCTCAACAGCCCTGGTGGGCCCAGCCTGGTCACTCAGCCTGGGAAAGCTCTGAGCGACAGAAGAGATCGCGTGAATGATCCTCGCGGTGTCTACAAGGTGTTTGATGCGCTTGTCACCTACTACGACAAGCTCGGACTTCAAGAAATGGTCCGTCAACACCCTGAGTTTCAGGAGATGGCATTGGCCAACTTGCGTGCCCGCAACGGCAATGTTCGAGCTCGTCTTGAAGCCAGCCCGCTAGGCCTTGGCCGGAAGTAGCCAAGCCAATAACATGAGGACTGCACAGGTGCAGACCTGCTCGTGGCACTTTCTTACGCCCAGTACGCCGGCAACGGGTCTACGACGACCTTCTCGGTCCCGTTCCCGTACTTGCTGCGGTCTCATGTCAAGGTCTACATCGGGTTCAATATCCTGACCGGTGCCTTCACCACCGAGCTGGTGGACGGTACGACCTTTAACTGGACAAGCAGCACTCAGGTCCAATGCACTACAGCCCCAACTGCGGCTCAAACGCTGACAGTCATTAGACAGACGCCCAGTGGTTCACGGGGG